CTCTGAAGTCATTACTTCCAAAAGTAAACGATAAAATTACTAAGATTAAATTATCAGAAGCTATTGATTATACAGACACAGCTACAAAAGGAAAAATCGTGAAAGACAAACACGTGGTTGCATTGATGAGATACTATGAACTAATTAAGGAAATCAAAAATGTCCAAACACGAAAAAGTAATAGCTAAATTAAAAGAATACATTAGAAACTTAGTTGTTCGTGAACTTGATGAAGCTTCCACAACGGCATCAGCCGGTGCAGCAAATCCAATGGGAACTGGCATTTACTATGATACACCTTACGCATTTAGTGGTAAAAGAAAAAAAGATAAAAAGAAAAAGAAAAAAATAGCAAGAGCAGCTGGAATGAAGCCAGTAAATGAATCACAACCATTTGCAGACTTTCCTAAATTCCCAAAACTATCAAGAGCACAACAAGAATCTCTTGATGAATTATTTGGATTTGCAGAATCATATCAGATATTTAATTCATTTAATAATAATCCAAAACAATTTATTAAAACATTAGATGATATGGCAAAAATTAGAAGAGCGTCTAATAAACAACCAAAAGGTGTTGGTTTTAACAAAGGTAAAAAACAATTTGTAAAAGAAGGTCGTTATCACGATTGGAGAAATGACGAATCTTTAACACCAAAACAAAAGATTGGTCAATCAATGAGAGAAATTAGAGACGCATTAAACGAATTAGACAAAACCGTAAAAATGAATCTTAAATTAAAAACAGAATTAAAAATGAAATCAGAAGACTATTGGAAAAACACACATAAAGCGTTGACCAAGATTTCAGAAAGATTAGTCAAGATGGCAAATAAAGTAGGAAATCTAAAATGAAAAATTTAAAAGAACAATACGAAAGATATTTTGGTTCATTAAACGAAGAGCAGCCGTTCAAAGGCCGAGTAACACCAGACATAGCAAAACAGATTGCAAAAGCAATGGTAGCAAGAGGTAGTAAAGACAAAATGACTTATGATTTTGATTTAGTATCAGCTGGTAGATATACTAATGGTATGAGCAAAACATTTCGAATAGATGATATACTAAAAGCACTCGGTGCTAATTCGGCAAGTGATTATTCGGACTCCGTTTACTTAGACGGAACCGACATAGTTCTCGGAGATAAAACTATTGGTAAGTGGAGAGGTATGTCAAAAGGCGATTTCTTCAAATTATTAAAGAAAAAAGGTATAATTAGATTTTAAGGATAGATATGAAACAAGTAATAGTAGATTATATACCATTTGAAATATCGCCACAACAAATAAATGAGGCGATGAAAGAAAACAATGGAAAGTTGATTGTTAAAGGTGTATTACAAAGAGCAGAAGCAAAAAATCAAAACGGACGAGTATATCCAAGAGAGATATTGGTTCGTGAGTCAAAAAAATATGATGAGAATTTTGTAAAACAAAATAGAGCACTCGGTGAATTAGACCATCCAGATAGTTCAGTTGTTAATTTACAAAATGTTTCTCACAATGTCAAGGAAATGCATTTCGAGGGAGATAATTTAGTTGGTACTTGTGAAATCTTAACAACACCAAGTGGTAATATTTTAAAAGAACTATTTAAGAATGGTATCAAATTAGGTATCAGTTCACGAGGATTGGGTAGTGTCGAAATGGTTCAAGAAGCCAACGGAGATACCGTTTCAAAAGTAGGAGATGACTTTGAACTTATCGCTTTTGATTTTGTTTCCAATCCATCAACACACGGAGCGTTTTTATATCCAGAAAAAATGAACGAGTCCGTAGATAATTCACAACAAGGAAGAACTTGTGGAGATTATTGTAAAGCAGAAGATATAATCAACCATATCATTAGGGGCGAATAATGGATTTAAGACAATTATCAAAAATCACAACACGATACACTAATCGTTTAGACGAAGCAGGTGTTCCAAATCATTTAAGAGCAGGATTTAAAAAACTCAAAAATGAAGAAGGTTTATCCATAGAAGAAAAAGATGAACTTACAGACGCATATCGTAAATTAGTAGATTTATTAACTTATGGTAAGTTTTACGAAAATGGTAAACCAAACCAAAGAAGAAAAGAATTAAGTGAATTAACCTTTGATATTCAGTATGCATTAGTCGGTTCCAAAAGATTAAAACCACAAAATAGTCAAAGTAAGTTTGAATCTATTTGGAAAAAGTTTACTAATATGATTAACACTCAAATCAAGATAGAAGAAAAAGGTAAACAAGGAAATTATATAAAAGCAATAAGAGCTTCTAAACTTGATGATGTGGTAGATATGTTTAAAAGAAATACTCAAAGAAGCACAAGAAAACAAAAAGATTTACTTTAATGCCAGCATTAAGTAAAAAGCAACAAAAATTTATGGGGATTGTAAGGTCAATCCAAAAAGGAGAACAACCGGCTTCTAAGTTTTCCAAAGACGCACAAGATGTAGCCAAAGATATGAAAAAGAAAGATGTGAAAAAGTTCGCATCAACAAAACACAAAGGACTACCAATGAAGAAAGAGATATTGGGTAAACTCAAAGAGTTAATCAAACAAGAGTTATCTGAATACACTTATGGTGTAGGTGATGTCGTAAAAGATGTTAATCCTTCTTGTTTACATTACGGTGCAGTTGGTAAAGTAAAAGAGGTAAATCCTAAATATGTAAAATTTGTCGTGATGAATAATGGGGACAAGTTTAAAAAAGGTCAAACATTAGAAAAATCACACGACCAAATGAAAAAAATGAAAGAATCAGTAAATGAAGCCACACCATTACCGAATGGATTAGGGCCCGCATTAACAGTATTAAGAAAAAAATTATGGGATATAAGTCAAACTCATTTTGATATAAGTAGAAAATTTAAAAAAAATCTTGAACCTTTAAGAAAAAATAAAGAGTGGGGAGGTATTCCAAAACTTTCAAAACAAGCACAAGACAATTTGAGTAAAGTAGAAAAAAATATATTTGGTGAATCAGTAAATGAAAACAAAGTATATAAGGTAGGTGATACCGTTAGTTTACTTTCTTTTGATAGAAGACATAGAGGTAAAGCAAAAGTAAAAGGTGTTACTAAATCAAGAGCTAACAAATTCGGTATAAAAAATCATTACATTACCAATAAAGGAACATTTA